GGAATATTCTGATGTTCCATCATGACTGTCTTGATACCTGCAACGATATCACCAATGTATGTGAAGTCACGCCTCATATCACCATAGTTATATGCTTCAATCTCTTTTTCTTCAAGCATGTTCTTAGTGAAAATGAAAAGCGCCATGTCTGGTCGACCCCATGGACCATAAACAGTAAAGAAGCGCAAGCCAATATTGTTCAGACCAGATGAGATGAACTGTGATTCATTTACACGTTTTGTCCAACCATATGCGTTCAACTGGTGACCATGCACGTTTGGCTCAGTCCATGGCAGAGGATATGTGCCAGCATAGACGCATGATGTTGATGCATAGACAACTTGAGGAACTTCATACATCTTACAGATGTCAATCACATTCTGTGTCGCATCGATATTGTCTGCATGATACAGACGTTCTTTACCATACGAGTCACGAACACCTGCTCGTGCGCCAAGGTGAATTACACAGTCTGGACGAAAGTGATTGAACACTTCGTCAAGTCTGTCGATATCTTTCATATCAACATTTAGAACTGGGTTGCGAAAAGCCGCAACACGGTCATACTTTAGTTTCGGGTCATAAAGATTGTCGTTGTAGTTATCTACGCCAATAACTTCAAAGCCATCTTCAATCAAGTCATTCATCAGATGTGTGCCAATAAACCCTGCACCACCTGTGACTAATATTCTTGCGTTTCTATCCATTTCTGTAAATATACTCCAATGCTCTGTCTGCTTCTTTGTCCAATGGTCTGTTATTATACCACATTCCTGTGTCGTTGTCAAGTTCTTTACACAGGGTTGCTATCTGAGTCGCCGTTATCGGATAGCCTTTTGCTACTGCGTTACCCGCAATCGCCACCATAATCTGATACATCTTGTGATACCAGCCAGTGCCACTAATCGATTTGTATTCAAGTTCAAGTCTGCGTGGAAAGAACGGGCAGTCACGATAACTTGTCCATGTGTAATCAGTATTATCTAGGGATTTTTTACGATGCTCTAGCACTGCTTCTGCTAGTTTTGGGGGTAATCTGTCCATAAAACTTGTGGATATCTTTTCGACATATGAGTGTTTGCTCATCAGCATGTCAGGGTCGATAGCCATACCCTCGTTTGTAAAGATGAAGTTATATGCATTTGGATATTGTGCTGGCACATAATACATGCGAGACAAGTCTTTGGTCTGCTTGTCACCCAAACCTTCGAACTCTTCGTTCATTGCATGCCAGAAGTGAGGCAGGTCTTTGCTGTCAACGTGACGAGTCAACGGAAACACAAGACGAAACTTAGGCTGTTCGATAGTTGATGATGCTGTGCTGTAGCAAATGTAGTGATGCTCACCAAACTTTTCATAGAGTGTCTGCTCTAGTTTGTCAGCGTCAACAGAATAGTCATCGACATCAAGACAAGCCCAACCAGACCAACAATCAACATTTTTATTAGACCGCGTAGTATCGGGAAAATAACGAGCAGGACTAATAAGAGGAGAAGAGTCACTTCCACCTTTCTGACCTTTCTGTTCTGATAGTCCATAGAGCAGATGTGCGAAATCATCCCACGAGTCAAACTCTTGGACGCGATGAGTTTTGTTGTCGAAAGTATTTCGAAACAATGTTAATGCATATTTCATTTTACTATTATATCAAACTCTGCAATATAATGCAAGTTCTAAATTTGATATTGTTTTATTTTCTGTGCCACGTTCATACATATCACATGTGTATGGAAAAACTTTTTCTAATTTTAACTTTCCATAACATTCGATTGCTTCTCTCACAGTCTCTTGGTCGTGATTATCAAACATCACCCATTTAGCGTGAAGAATATCTACAGCCATGACTGTATCAAGCAATGCACTTTGAAACGAATGGTCACCATCAATGAACACAAAGTCAAATTGAGTGTATCTCTTCTTGTGTCCCTGCTTACGTCTCTGACTACCATTTCGAATATGAAACTCATCCCAAATCTGAGGTGACTTGTAGGGAAACATATCAACTACATTTGGATACTTGTCTTTGACAATCGCACCATACTTGATGAAGTTGTTGTGAGGTGGCGCACACGAGACGATTGAACAGTTAGGCAATGTCTGCGCCCAGTAACTTGTTGAGTGACCCTTGTAGAATCCAATCTCAAGCATTGTCATAGGATTCACAACATCTTTGACATAGTGAAACGCATCATAGACTTCTTGAGTTGGCGGAATCCAACCCCAAGACTTGCCCTTGTAGTGCTTGTCGTTCTGAAGGTGTGCTACATCATACATCATGAGAAGAACATATCCAGTTGCGCTCTCGGCTCTGCTGACCAACCAACAGCATCGAGAATAGGTTCAAGCGGGTCAACGAAAGTCTTGTCGAACATCTTGGAGTAATCGACATACTTGTTAAGGTTCAGTTCTTTGGGAAGAGTCACAGGATAAGAAACAACGTTCTCGTTGATAGGGTTCGGCGTCTTCAAATAGACGAACTTCACTTTCTCACCATTCTTGATTGTCTCGTATCTCAATGCTTTGTCCTTGACATGATGATTATATAGCAAAGCGCCACGCACATGAATTGGTGTGGACTTCTTGTAGATAGTCATCTTGTCAGCCCACTTGCTAACTTCGCTCACACCACGCGGAAACGAAATCTCTTCGACGGGCAGTTTACAGAACTGAGTCTTGAAGTTTGCAATGAACTGTTGTGTATCTGCTTCGGAGCCCTTCACGAGAATAGCAAACATCTCTTTCATCTTCTCACGCACAATCTGTGGTGTAGATGACTTGATGGCTTCGATGCCCATCATCTTGAGTTTGGGCTGTGCATACTGAACGCCCTCAGAGTTGTGGACATTCAGAATGTATCGCTTCTTAGCAACCCAGATGCCTCTGTCAGCGATGACCTCGCGGCCCATCTCCATGCGATTGACATATGCATTTGTGTAGTCAGCAAGACCAGCATAGGCTTTCTCAAGAACTTTCTCGAAGTGTTCACGACAAATCTTATCAAGAAACTTCACAGGGTCTTTCGGATTGAACTTCTCAACAAGGCTCGACATATTCAGATATACAGAGTCAGTATCGATAGCAATCACATAGTCTCGGTCAGGTGTCTCAAGCAGTTTGTTCATTTCTTTGTTGACTGCACGTTCTGCCCACTTGATTGATAACTGACCAGCCAGTGTAATACTTTCAGCAACTCGTTGGTCAAAGTAACGGAACCAACGATTGCCTAGCGCACCATACAGACTGTTCATCAAAATCTTAATCGCCATCTGCTGATTGTCTAGAGTGGCAATCTTGTTTGACAATGCTTTAGTTGGTGCTTGCTCATACTCTTGCTGTGCGTCAAGCATCTCTTTCTTGATGACACGGCGCTCAGAATAATACTGACGAATGACGCTAGGAATAATACCTTCTTTGTCTTTGCGAAAGCGAACACCCGATGGTGCAACAGCATAGTCGCCCGTCACTTCGGTCTGCTGTCGTAGCATATGCTCAACGTTTGTATCGACCAGACCATCAACGACAGTCTCAGGTGACATGTTGTATTGCACAATGATATTCGGATACAGAGAGTTCAAGTCAAACGATACGACCCAGTCATGTGAGCCGACTTGTGGTTCTTTCACATAGCCGCCTTCGTAGTTGCTCTTCGCTTTCTCTACTTTCTGTGGCACAGCAATCTTCTGCGAATACAGAATACGGTGAATGATACTGTCCCAGATGTTTGTTGTTCCAAGAACATCTTCGTAGTTCACGCCACCCTTGTATGCTAGAGTAAATGCAAGAGATAGCAGACCAAGTTTCTCTTCGAGCATATCAACGAGTTCAACGTCTCGGATGTTATACTCCATAAACTTCTGATGGTCTTCTTTGTAGAGTGTGTGTAAGTTGCCGAACTCTTCGTATGATAGTTTGCGTTCATCAAGCACCACATTAGCGATGTGGTCAAGACGATACGACTCTTGCTGACCCAGAGTGTTTAGCGTGAACTTACGAAACAGGTCATAGTAATCGAGTTGAGCAATACCGCACAAGTCATATGTGTGAACTTCACGCATACCAAACTTGTTGCCAGGTATTGTGCGAGAGCGAACTTCACCCCACGGCGAGAATCTCTTGACTGACTCTTCACCAATTACTTTGCGTGTGCGATTGACCAGATACGGAATATCAAACTGCTTACTGTTCCAGCCAGTCACGACATCAGGTGAGCCATGAGCGGACCAGTAGTCAAGAAACTTCAGTATCAAATCAAGTTCATTGTCACAGCGATTGTAGACAACATTGTCAGGCGGTGTGAACTCATCACAGCCCCACGCACGAAAGAATTCTTCTTTACTGTTCTTAGTCGTGATAGCAGTAATAGGATGATTTGCATACTCAGGCTCAGGAAAGCCTTCGTCAGATGCCACCTCGATATCAATTGTTGTGACAGAAATCTTAGACGGGTCGAACTGTATGTCGCCCTGCCATTTCTGTGCAATGAACTGCGATACAAAGTTAGTCATGCCATAGACATCAAAGCCTTCGACATACTCGTATCGCTTCACGAAGTCCATCGCGTCTCGCATCGAGTCCATCTGGACAGGCTCAACAGACACACCATCGAGTGTGCGCCACGAGCCTTTGGGTGAGTTTACATAGAGGGTGGGTTGAAAGACAAACTTCTTCTGAATACGTTTTGTGCCGTTGTAACCTCGGCACTGAAGAAAGTTGCCACTGCGTTCAATAGATGTATAAAAGTCCATT